TTCTATTGATATCGCCGCCAGTAGGCTTGCGTACATCGAGAAACTCCTCAATCTCGGGATGAGAAATGTGTAAATAAGCTGCATATGAACCTCTCCTAGTTACTCCTTGTGAGAAAGCCAGCATCTCTGCGTCAACCACTTTCATAAAAGGGATAACGCCGGTGCTTTCGCTTCCGTTACTTGTGCGTGAACCTACAGAGCGAATGCTGCTCCAGCTTCCGCCCACGCCACCACCTACGGAAGACAAGAATGCATTCTCCGTATAGTGCCCTGTTAGCCCTTCTCTGCTATCTTCAACGTAGTTGAGAAAACAAGAAATAGGTAGTCCACGAGTAGTCCCTCCATTCGAAAGAATTGGAGTAGAAAACATAAACCACAGATTGCTTGCGTAATCATACAATCGCTGTGCGTGAGCTTCGTCATCTGCAAAGGCTCTCGCCGCACGTGCGAAAGCGTCTTGAGGCGACGATTCACCTTCAATAAAATATCTATCTTCTAGCGTTTGAATACCAAACTTAGATAGAAGACGATCTCTTCCATAATCAATTAACATTTATATATTCCTTTACTCGTTCGTCTATTTCTAGTAGACTATGCCCAGGATGTTCAATTGCTTCAGCACAATAGCTTATCAAATCCATCATCCTATAATTTTTTAGTATTAGATCCTTGCTCGCATTAAGAGACTGAATATATTTATACCTACTATCTATCGGTAAAGCATCATAAATATCAAATGCTGTACCATACTGTTGAAGAAGTTCAGTAGCTCTTTTAGGGCCAATCCCTGGAACTCCATCAATATTATCTCCTTTATCTCCTGTCAAGACTTTAAAAGAGATATAATCTTCTTGAGGAAAGTCGAAAAACTCATCCCAGTTAAATACTGTAGTCTCTTTACGAGTTACAGTAGAGAACCTAGACACATTTTCATTTACTAATAAATCCCAATCTCGGTCACTAGAAATTAGCCAGATATCATTGATACCGAACTTTTCTCTATGAACTGCAACATAAGACGCTAAATCGTCCGCTTCTACTTGGAAGTATCGAAGAACCAAAAACTTATCGTTTAAAGTTTCTAGTGTTCTTTCGTACTCTTCGAAGAAAAGTTTAATGTCTTCCTTCTCTTGCTCCGTTTGATCTTTATATCTTTCCTTTCTGTTTTCTTTATACTGTGGGTCTATATGCTTTCTATATGCGCTACTTCCCCAGTCGCCTGCAATAATAATCTTACTACATTCGTATGATTGAGCTAGACTTTCCACTGTTCGCACATAGTCTAGTTCAAAATCTAGTTTTCCTTGATGCTTCCAACGAAATGCTAAATTCATTCCGTCAACAATAAGAGCATTCTTATTTGGTTCCATTATTCTTTCTTTAAAGTTGGCCACGAGTCCACTCCATAGTTTCATTTTCTAGCCATTCTTCAGCTAACATTACATAGCAATCTAACCAAGAAATATACATATGTTTTGTACTTTCCGGTTTAATACTAGTTACTACGAATACTTTTGAGCGTGAGTACTTAAAGAATAACAATGGTTGTTGTAGTTTAAGTTCCGCTTGTTTTACTATCTTTTCCCACCACAATAAAAGGTAATTAGTTTTATTTGTAAATACCTTATCACTTAGGGGGGATTTTTCATAATTCTTTACTTCTATACAAAACGCATTATTAGCGTCTGGTATATATAAATCGCCTTTCAAATAAGCGAGAGCCCCCGAACTGGGGACTCTCTCAAACTGTAGGCCAGAGGCATCACGAAGCATATCTCTTACAAGATACTCTCCTCGCTGTCCTTTCGCTCTCGAATCTACCATTATGTTACCAACCTACTTATACTTGAGCTTTTAATTACTTCTACTTTCTCTAGTAATGGATGAGACCACCCATGATTTACTAAATAAGTATTAAGCTCTTCCTCTAATAGAACTTCTACCAGCTTTTCTTTTCCTACCTCATCCAGTACTGTCATAACTTCGTCTAGAAATAGAACATTAATACGACTAGAGGATAAACTGCTCATCAACTTGCGAATAGCAAGAAGAGTAGCCGTGTTTACTCTTGCCAATTCTCCACTCGAAAGTGCTAGAATATCTACTACGTTTCCATTATCTGTGATTTCTACATTGAGTTTATCGTTATTCACGGCAAAGTTCAATGTAAAACGACCGTCTGAAAGTTCTGCGAGATATTCGCTCGTTAATTCTTCCAGTTCTTTAACAAGATTTTCGATCTTGTATGCAATGAGTCCGTTTGTACTAAAAGCTTTTTTCAATATTTCAAGATTACCTTTCTTAATTCCTAGAACATTATACCGAGATACTACTTCTTCGAGTTGTTTTTCAAACTCAGCCGTTTGTTCAGTTATAACTTCTATTTTAGCGTTATAAGCTGAACGAGCTTCGTTCTCTCTTTGCAATACATCTATTTCATTTTTCTGTGTTGCAATAGTATTCCGGATATTAGTAATGCGAACTTTGAGAACTTCTTCGTCAACTAATACAGTAGGAAGTGTACTATCAACCGAGCGATATAACTCCTCCCACTCTTTCTGTTTCTTTGACTTTAGTGCGAAGTTTTCATTGTTCTCTTGAATCTCTTTAATTTTCTTCTGGATATTTGTGTGCTTGTCTTGCTCGATTTTAACTTTCTCTTCTTCTTCAGAGATGTGTTTTTTCTTAAAATCTTCTGTAACGGATTGTTCACAGGTAGGGCATACATTTTCCAAGTTCTCCATCTTTTTGATGATTTTCTGTCCTGAACCGATAGACCCCGCTATAGCGCCTAGCTGTGACTGCAACTCATCGTATGAAATATGCTCGGAAGCTTCAATTGCTTGAATTTCCTGTATATTAATTTCTTTCAACATACTTTTATATTGATTATTTTGAGAAATTTGACGATTTGTTGATGAAATATTTTTAATTTCAGCCATAAGAGAACTCAATGCTTCCTCATCCTCATCTGAGATTTTCGGAAGATTTACAAGTTCTCGTGGGGTAGTATCCGTCAGTTTATTATTTTCCAACCATTTCTCAACAGTGGAAATACGACCTTCAAGCTGGGCATATTCTTGTTCAACCCCTCGCGAAGCTTCTTTAAAAACTTCAAAGAGATTTACATACTTTTCTAGACCAAGCAAGTCTATCAGGAACTTTTTACGGTTCGCATCGGTAGCAGTAAGAAAATTCAAACTAGCGTTAGGATGTTGATATACTACTTGTGTAAAAGTTTTAAAGTCTACGCCAAGCACTTCTTGAATAGTTTTATAAGTATTGGTAGCCGTATGACTACCAATATCTTCACCATTCTTAATGAACTTTACTTTTAAGTTAGACTTTCTTTGAAGGTCGATCTCATACTCATCAGCTTCTTTACTGAACGTAAGGCTAATAGAGTATCCATTCTGCAACTCTCTATTTGGAATATCAGCTTTCTTAATACCTTTGGAGTTTTTATTAAATAGAACTTCTTCCAAAATGAGAGGAATAGAAGATTTTCCAGCGCCATTGTAACCCAAGATTTGGGTAAGTCTGGTGGAAGCTAAATCGAGTTCATTGCCTTCTCCATAAGAGAAACAATTACTCCATTTCAATATTTTTAGCGTAATCATTATATAGTCCTAATATTTCGGGTATTTTATCTTCAGCTATTTCTAGCACGTAAGTTAAGTATTCTACTAACTCTTCTCCAACGGAGAACTCTTTATCCAAAACAAGTGTCGCTTCAGAACTTCGTTTTACAACTTTCTTATCAAGAAGGTCGCTGGAGCCTACTTTTGCTAGGTCTCCGAGATCTCCCTCTAGTTCGTAAATAACATGGTCATATAGCCCCGTGGTCATTTCAGCAGGGTCACTGACTGTTTTACGAATAAGCTGTGGAAGTTCCATCTTCTCCCAATACCAGTCCCAGTCTTCAAGTATAACTAGAACTCCGGTTTCTACTTTCGATCTATGAAAGCTAGTAGTCATCGGACTTCCTGGGTATACTATATTTTTCTGGCAATTAGAATGGGAATGCAAGTCTCCCGCAAATACTTTTGGAAACCTTGCAAATCTTTCTAAGTCTACTTCCGGCTGAACATGAGGGGGTATTTCACCCCTCACATGAGTAAAGACCGGAAAGTTCTTATTCAGCATCTCAATAGAATTCTTCTTGTGTAAATCACAGTAAGGAAGAATACTAAAACCTCTTTCATCTTCGTATGCTTCGTCAATAATAGTAACCTTATCATTTAAGGAATGGGTTACTTCTTTTAACGCCGTAAAGAATGTTTTATTCTTTCTAGTCGCCTCATGATTACCGTCATAAATGAGAGTTTCAATCTGACAACCTTTTACAAAAGTGAAGTATAATTCTAGTTCTTCAATAGTTGGAACTCTATCAAAGATATCGCCGCCAATAATATGCAAGTCGGCATCATCTTCCAACAGATAAATCTGATGAAAGAAGCTGTCATAGCGAGCACGTGCCCAATTGACGGGTACGTTCTTCTGACCTAATTTTATGTGCCAATCGGCGGAGAATAGTATTTTCATTCTTTATGTATTAACTCTAATTCTTTTAAATAACTACAGACATATTGTCTGCAGGATAAAGGCCTAACGTCATATATAGTACAGCTTCTAATTTCTTCAGAATAAAAAATACAAGGAAGAGATTCTTTAGTTCTATCCAATTTTATAGCTGGATAAGACCCCGAATCTTGATAAGTATTTTTATCTGGAAATAGTCGTGAACCTTCTTCGTAGGAGTATAAAACATCTTCAAATTTTATGTTTCTATTATTATAGAAATGTTTTAAATGTTCTATAAACTGATAAGAATCTACAATAGGTCCTATTATATAGTTTCTAGAACCTACCGTACAGCAGCCTCCGTAGTTTCCCTCAAAACCTTGACATTTTTGGCTACAAATACTAGAAGTATCCATTAGCTAATGTCAAACTCGTCTTCAATTGAGGAATCGACTTCATCCTTCCCAGAACCGCCAGTAGCAATTCGTTCCAGTAACTCTTTCTGAGCGTCTGGAGTTGGTCTAGGAAGTAACTCATCAATAGAAGTAGCACCAGCTACAGCAGCTCTCTCGTCATCATTTAAAGGACGAATACCTTTCTGACATTTGAGAGTTTGAAGAGTATATTCAACATTATATACGTTTGGTCCAGTCTTGGTACGCTTAAAGTGAATGTCCCAACCAGCATCTAAGTCGGTAGGGTCGCCCAAGTCTTCAGCAGCAACTAGAATCTGATCCATTAATTTTTTCTTTAGATTAAATACTTTGGTTTTACCGTCTGAAGGATCAATACACTGTACAGAGTAAGACCAACCGCATTTTAAATCAGGGTAGAAGTCTCTAACCCAATCTTTTTCTACGTTTACAAATGCTTCTTTCTGTCGATCAAAAGATAAACACTCCATAGGAATGTTCTTTTCGTTTTCGCCTTTCACCCAGTAGATATACCGAGGAAGAAGATCTCCAAAAATACGAACGCAGTTATCGCCGTTCTTGTAAGTGAATTGTTCTAGTGAGGACTTCTTAGCCCCACCAGCAGATGATGTAAATTTAATACCCATAGTTTTTTCCTTTAGTGTGTGACTTCTTCCCAGCAGAAGAATACTTCCTCTTCTATTCTAGATAGTAGCCTGTTGTTGTCAATAAGTTCAGTAGGAATCGGTGCTAAGAACAGATTCAAACTGCGTTTAGTTGTGGCTTCATATTCAGCATAGCTGCGAAAGCTGGCCAGTGCCACATACTGGGCCAACTCATTATCACCGAACTTGCTTCGGTTTGATATTATTTTTTCTGGGTGCAGTATAAAACTATTGCCTGACCAGTCTTGTTGTGACAAGCGATAGATAGAGTCGTACCTATTTCTAGGTAGAGTAGGATATGTTAAATAGGCAATCAGCGTAACTATGGAAGAAGAATCTCCACGCGTTGCCGCATACATTTTTGCCCAGTTAAAAAGAATCACTGCTATGTTCTCGAAGTCAAGTGTATATTATACGGGGAAATAGCTCCCGTGTCAAGAAATTTTTTTCACATGTCCTTAAAGAAAACATTATACCCTTGCTGAAGGTAATGACCTAACCGAAGTTTGGCTTGCTTCTCAGCCGTCTTTCCTTTAAGATTAATATCTACTACTACAGGATCTATCTTTCCTGGATACTCTCTAATAACTCTCCCTACAAGCTGGGTTAGTAGAGGTGTGTTGCTTACTGGAGTGGCAAGTATTAAACAACTTAAAGGATTAACACTAATGCCTTCCGAGAAAATACTTTGAGTCCCTAGGAGTATGTCTACTTTTCCACTTTGAACTCGTTCTATTTTCTTTTCCCTCTCTGCTAGAGGTACTTCTCCAGTAATCAACTCACAATGTTCGCCTAGGGTTTCTTTTACTCTCTTTAGAAAGTAAACTCGGTCAGACAACAAGAGAACTTTATGTCCTTGCTTTCTATACGCCGCAGCAAGAAAACAAATTAACTTTCCATACTCTTCTTGCCTAACCAAATCATTAATACGGTTCGCCCAAGGTATTTTAGCCCCATCCATAAATCTTATCTTTGTTTGGATAACCTCTATAGTTGGTTCCATATAGTTTTCTTTGGGTGGAGTAAACTTAGTATGCCCAAAATAATCAGGCATAATAACATGTTTTCCATCCTTTCTTTGAACCGTACCAGACAACCCTATTTTATATCTAGCATAACTAGCATCTACTAGCTTACTGAAAGTGTTAGCGGGTATATGATGACACTCATCAATAATAATGGTTCCGAATTCTTTTTCTATTTTTCCACGCAACTTGTAAAGTGTTTGTATATTGCCAACGACTATAGGAGGAGAAATGTCGTACTTCCCAGACCCTATAATCCCTGGCTCTATACCAAATACCTTCCTTATCTCCTTCTCCCACTGGGTTCGTAGAGACACTGTATGCGTAACTACTAGAGTTTTTTGCCCAAGCTTTGCAGCAACGGCTAATGCAGTAAAAGTCTTCCCCCAAGATACAAAAGCATTGATAATAGCATTATCTTCTATAGCGTCATATACATCCTGCTGACTTTCCCGAAGGTCAAATCCGAACTTTGGAAAATCTACGGGCAGTAGTACTCGCTTATCTTTTATTTCATACCCTTCAGGAATTAAGTCGAAGCGTCCAACAGGTATAGATACTAACCCATTTCGTATCTTCCTAACATTTTTAATCATGGTAGGAGCTACGTCTGATCTATATGAATCTATTTTATAGGTCAAAGCTTTATCCAAGGCATTAAAAGCCTGGGGATCAATGTCCATATAAATTCTGTTGGATACTACCGCTTTCAACTTTTATTCATCCCAATTAGACCTTTTTGTCCAGAGAACAAAACTATGTTTTACTCCCTCTATTAACGGTAGAGATTCGTGCGGGTGCGTAACTTGTCCTGGCCATAAAAGAAGATCCCCTATTTCTGTCTTCCTATTACTATAGTTTTGTCTAGGGAAAAATAAATCTCCTCCTACATAAGAATCGCTAAGCTTTATACTGCCAGTAACCAAGGAGTGGTCATGGTGTAAATCCAGCGAGGTCTGAGTCTCTGTAGTATATTTTATTATAAAACAGTCTCGTATACCCCACAAAGTTAGTTTTTTCCAATATTTTTCAGAAATATAAACTATAACATCATTGTACATATCTTCAAACTGTTTGTATAGCTCAGGTAATTTATTTAATCTTATTTCTTGCCCAGGGTACGAATCATTATCTACACTTCTCCAGCTAGATAGTTTTTCACACTCTTTAATTATTTCGGAACAAAGCTCTTTGCGCATAAAGTTTTTTACTAGTATTATTTCATTCGATACTTCGTAAATTTTATGAGTTCCTATATATTTTAAGATCATTTAGACCACATCTC